GGAATGCTGACTCCCCACGTACGCAAACAAATGCGCACGCCTCCTTTGGTCTCCCAGAGGCAGAAGCTGAGCTATTAAAATTTGTGACTCCCTTGTTCTAAAAACCCCGGCGGTAACCGAGTAAAAATAAACAAACTTGTCATAAATTATATTCGGCTACAGCCCCGGTCGCCTTTCGACGCCCACCCCGGCCACAGGGGTGTATTTTATTTAGTTATGCTGTTGCAGGTGGGTTTGCCCAATACCTAAGTGGTGGGGCCCCAGTGAAGAAATAAACAGTATAATCTTCGCCTGCAGCAACATATGTATCAATGTACTCAGATGTTTGTGTACCATCGGTACTTGGATGTCTACCAGAAGACATTGTTAAATGGTAGACACGGGTATTAGGATACCCTCGGTCATAATCCAGATCACGAACCTCATAATTCGTTCGACAGCCTGGTTCAAACCGCCACACACTATAATATGGAAAATCCACTTCAAGTGTGTGGTTAACAGAGGACTGGGTAACTGCTCCCCCAGCCAAACCTGTATACGCATCAATTGCATCGCCATCCTTCAATACAGCCATACGTGCCAATTCAGCTGAGAACAAACCTTGTGTGCCTGCTGCAACATCATCAACAACTAGATCAGTTACACCAAAACGAACATTTCGTTGTTCTATAGAAAGCTTAGATTGTTGCACAAAGTGTACTGTAGGGACAAACTTCCATCTAATTGATCCTCTGCTACCAGCAAAACCTAGAGTAATGTAATTTAATAATGTAAAATTAACAAAATTCCAATTTCCTCCAACTGCTGGTGTAACAGCATTGGGCATGGGACCTTTCAATCTTGGAAATATTGTCCGCCTGAAATAAGACTCCCACTCAAAAGCGGTGGCTGTTGTATTGGTCATCCGTTCATGGTGATTAAACCTCTTCAAAAGAGGACGAAATGAATCGATTATCTCACCATAGTAAACCTCCCCAACTCTTGCTGGCATATTACCAGCTGTCATGTCCACACATGAGTCCTGCGTTGGTGCGTTATCTTCTTTCAAATCACCTTCATTATGAATTTCTCCCAATTGGGCTTGTAATTCACCAGATTGTGCTCCAAAACCAAAAGGTGCTATTGCAAAATATCCCAATCTATTAGTAGGATCTCTGAATGTTAAATCAGGTCCACCCTTGACGTAAACATTGACTTCTACATCATTATTTGCCAAATCATTAGGTGTTGTAAGATCGTTCTGAATCCACACTGACAACGTACCATTATGCGCAAACTCAGGGTCATTCGTAAATCGCGTTGTTGAATGAACCTCAGTAGCTGCATCTAAACCCGGCACAAGCATCTCTTTAAAAGTCTGAGGTTGTGCCATGGGAACAGATATTGTACAATCAGATGTATGCTTCAAATCAATAATTTTTGAATATGAAGTCAAATACTGACTGTGTGTAGCATCACTAGCTGAGGCATAATTTGGATCATAATTGATACGCAATTTGCCATTATGCATCTTAGAACATACAACTTGAAATCTAAATTCCAAGCTACCGCTCCATGAATTAAATGGTAATGCTGCAAAAGCAGTTGCTGTCAAATAATTGGTATCTCCATTGGCTCGCCATATCATTGGTGTAACCCGACAATTAAACAAAAAGCCTTCAGGAGCTCCAGATTTTGCCCATGTAAAAGTTTGAAACCATGATTCATGACTAACAATATTTGCAATGGATAATGGATCCACATTGCTTGATGTTCCGGAAATTCTTGGATCTATGGACATCTCCTGTTTGTCATCAACAGTCAACCGTTCTGATGCATCTGGCACTGTGGTTAGCGCCATTGATGAAAACGGTTTAGGTTTCAATGGTTCAGGTGCCTTGGTTAAAGGTGGTCTACTCATACCAAACAACTTGGCCATAGCTGCAGTTCCTGTCGCCATAGCTGCGGTTGCATTAGCATAAGGGCCTATATACGGGACTTTACCCATCGCTGCAGCCATGCCTGCCACTTTTGTTGCTGGGCCAGAAACGACTCCTTCCTTATTGGCTTCGTCAATCTCTCCCATTTGTGGTTGCAAGGCTGATGTATCAATACTAGTGATGCCTGACAATTGAACATCCTTCATCCAAGCAAATGTAGTAACAGTCACAACGTCTGTACCATCATTAGCGTGTTTTAAAGGATTTATAGTACGAATCAAAATATTACCAAGATTGATCCACTCTCTCACAGTTACATTCACTGAATCCCTGTGATAGAAGAATGGAACCTCCATATAACCACCAGTAGAATCTGATGGATCAATAAAAATCTTAGGTAAATTAGTTATACGCACTAAAGTATCTCTGTCTAAAGCTGCATAATTGTTCACATCGTCATACCTATGCAAAGGCTGATATGCAGCAATGGCCCGTCCAAAATGAAATGGTGTACCACTAACAACAATTTTGAAACACAGTGTTCCTCGAAACATCTTATAATTGTTAATACGATTTACAATCACAGGGTGTTCCAAGTAGTCGTCCCAAGGATTGACATCTGCAAACAAATTACCTCCCACAGGCCAATTGTAAGCATTTAGCTTCAAAGGCCTAGAAAAGAAGTCTTCAAATTTCGCAAATGTTTCATCCTTGGCACTACGCACATCATCTACAGCTGATGGAATAATAACTGAGTGTCCCTCCTTATCATCTGCAAATACAAATTGTTGTTGTCGCGTGATGGACTTGACGTCACCAGCTGATGATGGTTGGTCCAACACACCCATATGTGCCTCCAAATTTGCAAATCTAGGAGGCAACAAAATACTAGTATTGGCCTCACTACGCACATTACATGCCGGGTAAAACAAACCAGTCTCATCCATATCCATGGACCATACGACGGACTTAGCCACCTCATCCGACATTTCAGGGACAAGATCTGCTATAACCCTAGTGAAGAATCTCCCATGGTTTTCAAATTCTCCATGGAAATTTCCAATACTAACGCGACTCTTAAGCAATTCCGTGATAGACGCACTCAACTCCATCTCTAGGAATTGAAGCGTCTTTTCACGCAACTGCCAAAAATACGCACGAAAAGCATCACACCAACCTGTGGTGTGAAACTCATAGTAATGCATCAAATGATCAAGATGTAAAACTCTATAACGTCCAAAAACGCCAGAGGGCCTACCACTGATCACATAATACTTACCTTCAAAACAGATGACATCTACTGGTTCGCCAGCAACAAATAATTTATTACGGCCACAATATATGTCATATTTCATTTCAACATTTACACTCGAATCCGAAATGGAAAAATCCGAGCTACTTTCTTGATTTGTGTTTCCGAGTCGTTTATCGAACTGTGCTTAAACTCATACACACAGTTAGGGTCCCCTTTAAGATATATAAATCTCAAAATATTTTGCAAAGCCTATACAGATAAATCGGGTCGTCGATCTGTATGGTAACCAAATACAAAATAGTTCACTTCAACTGTACGCTGGAACCCCAGGGAACAACCGGGGCGGCATTTAAGGCTGCTCCGCACCTAAATATGACTTCCTCCATTTCCCTACCATATCGTCATACGTACAATCCAGCATTGTACACATATGGTAAATTCCTGCCTTTCGCGCAACTTGAATCATCTCTTTGCGCCGCTTTTCGTAAACATCTTCACCGTGGCTAAACCACTCACGTAAAGATCCATCTATGTTCATTGCACTACATTCATTTTCCGTTAACGGGTGACCCTGCGGATATAAATGCATATGTAAAGATTTAAAGATGGACTTGTCAACTAAAGCGCCCAGATGCACGCCCAATTTGGGATGATGCACTGATTTGCGTTTTAAAAATTCAAATTCTTCAAATGGCAAGAAATCAGTCAATTTACTACCTTTATCTGGCATAGTATAAATTTGACCGTACTGCCCCAAAAATTCAGACAAATTCTTGATCGTAAAATTGTGTTCTTCAGGATGAACAGAGCCAATATTATCGTCCCCATATGTGATAACATTGATTCTCTCCCTAAATGGTGGTGGATTCTCATGTACATTGTAATAAAAACAACGCATTCCCAAACTACCAACAATGCCGTTCAATACAACTGTAAGAGAATTCCCACTAATGTGAGATCCTCTTGTAAGTCCAATTAAAACACCATCGTAAGCAATAACGGAATAAACAATATCACCGACCATTGCACGCATAACGTTCAGGTCTTCTTCTGAATAATTGCACTCCGCTGCTAGATCAATCAAGATACGCAACGATGCAATTAATAATTGTGATGGAATTTTCTGGTCGTAACTACCATAATCTCCACCAACAATTCTCTCTTTACCATATTTAAGAACATGTGTATGCATTTCCTCCCACTCTGGACCATGACAGTTTATTCCAACTGCACATTCAGAAACAAGAGGATTCATTTGCAATACTCTCAAAATTGGTAAATAATATTTTCTGATTAAATAAGTCAATGAAATAGCATTTCCGTAAAAGATGCGACATTTCTCTTTTGCCAATATTTCATCTTTCTTGCAAGCTTTTGCAATTGGATAGGCGCGAATACCTTGTTTATAACATTTCTCGCACCTATCAATCTCTTGCATAATTTCATCAGAAAATTCCCTTTTGACGAATCCGTCACCGCCAATTTCATCCAAACTCAGGAAATTCCGCTTCTTACCAGACAAAGGGAATCCAATAGATGTATCCATCTTAATGGCATCTATGAATCTCTTACCTGGAATACCACAAATATTCTCCTGATTGGTTAAAGGTTTTGCATCTCGCCACAATGAACTCCGTACTATTTCTAGTAACGGTTTCTTGTAATCAACAACAGCTTTAACCAATAAAGCTTGGGGAAATGGCAATGCTGGATTTGCCATATTAGCCAAGCAGGTTTGCCACCCAAACCATGCTGGCTTCTCCACAGGACCTCTATAAATGTTTGGTACTCCACAAACTTCCTCTACAATTTCAGAAATGGGCAATTTCTGCGCATCACTTTTAAATGTAGAAGCTTGTCCGCAAGTTCCATATAATTCAATCTGAGAATCCTGTGGCATATAATGAACAGCACTTGAGCGTGGCACACTACCCTGCTCATCAAATGTTGATACTCCAAGAATTTCATCTGGAAAAATTTCAGCACTAGCAGTGATTATGTTGCCTTCACACTTGTTCAAATGTGAAAGCCCCTCCAAAATATACTTGTGCAAAATTAATCCATAAGCTCCTCTTGTTGTACCAGTAACTCCTCCAAGATGCATACCAACAATACAATTTCCTCTAGTTTGTGAAACTAAAATTGCACCACAATGACCAAACTTAGTTGGTATTGTGATATTATAAGTTCCACCCTCATAGTAGAAATCGGTTGTTTTAATTCGCTGTGGAGAAGTAACTCCATAAGACTGTTCAACATTTCCATCCTCATTGCGCCAAACCCACTGAAATGGCACAGAACGCACACGATCCAAAGGAAAATAACCCGTAAGATCTTTGTACGATCCACCACTTGATACATAGCACATCACAACATCAGTATTTGGTATATGATATGATTGTGCAAAATCAATCTCTGCATAAAATTTTCCGCCATTCTGCTTAGGTAGCTTCTTGCGGAATTCACACTTGAGACTCATTCCAACACGATCAAAATAGTGTTTGGGAATTAACACAACATTAGATTTTACAAATAATGAATTAGCAAAATACTGCTTTCCATCATCACCTGTTATCTTAACATATGTCAAGTTCTTACACACTAATCTAACCAAATCATCTGATGTTGATGTTTGTGCCTGCTTGCAAATGGGCAATTGGCGCTTTACCAACTCACACCAAGGATTAACCTCAGCGTCTCTCTGATTTACTTCTTCAATTGTTTTTGGGGCCAATGATCCTTGTAACATAATTGGCTTCAATTCTTTCTTAAATGCCTTGAGTAGACGTACGATAGCATAGACTGCTCCATAAGATACACTCACTGCAATTGCACCTTTCACCAGTTTGTCTCGATATTCATCAAGCATCGGTGAAATCTCATTTCGCCTATATGTTTGTTCAACAAATGCTTCCCGTACAGACATACGGAATGCAGATACGCGCAAATACAAGGCTAACGCACATAGAATAGAAAAATAAAACCAGATACTTTCGTCATTAGCATAACTCATATATAAAAATAAACATGTGAAAACACCTATCAAAAATGTTACAAATAAATATCTGTAAGCAATACGCTTAACGGACTTTGAATCTATAAGCATTAAAAATTGTCTAACCCTAGGATTGTTCAACCAATCCCTAGGAACAAGACAATAAATTGAATGCTTCTTCATCAACTTTCTGCCATATGAACGCAATAAACTTCCAGATAATGAATCAAAATCGGTGTACAACAATTTCATGTCTGAAACAAGAGAAGAACCCAAATAACCAATAGCACTAGGTATATGTGTCAATTGTCCAAAATGGGCATCAAGCTTAGTATGCTCCATGCAATAGCCCGCTAATTGACAACAACCCTCATGCGGACATTTGTTCAATTCTTGTTGTCTAGATCTTGCTGTGTCCACCAAATGTTGCTGTACAGATCTGTGTTTGTGGAAAGTTTCAATTAAATAATTCAAAGCTACCGCAAAAGGAACTTTAATCAAATCTTGATCACGCCATGTAACGGGTTTGTACTCCGCTACACGATTCTCTTCACAAGGTTTAACCGCTGTTTCAATTGTTAACTGCCAGATATCATCAAATTGTGGCTTCTCACGTAATTGGTATTCTTTCACCTTGTAAGGATCCAAAGTACCATTTTCATCTTGGAAAAGTGGATGAACTTCTACAGTAATACAAAGAAATCTGCGCTGCACAGAATACGGATTAACCGAATACTGATAAGCATTCAAATTCTTTGCATTAGTTGTAACTGCCAAAATTTCTGGTGAAATAAATACCTTGCCTTTATCTGACAAATCAGCTTTAGCCGCATATGCCATTTGATTGTTTGCGACATCAATCAATAAGCGCAACGGTGATTGTTCAACAAAATCGGCCTTTGTGTTGCCTACATCATCTACAATCATGACTAATTTGTCAGATGTCCAGTTCGACATAAATTTATCACCTGCATTAACAGTGGCTCTCCTATTCTTGCTAGAGTCAAGTCCTGCACTAGCTAACAAGGCATCAATAACTTGATCACAACAAGTTGTTTTACCTTGTGAACTCTTGCCGTAAAATTCAATGGCAAATGGTGCAGGACGAATACCGCTGCTAATTTGATGCAAAACGAATTCCCCCCTAATAGATACTAAACGTTGAAACTTACGATTAATCATATTATGCTCAAAAGTATTTGGCTTCAATGTTTGTAAAATCTTTTGGAAAGATAATTCTGTATCACGCATCAAGTGGTCAAGTTCATGTGGTTCCTTTCCCGCGATCGACCTCAAATTTCCACATCGTTCAAGAGCCCACCACTCTTCAACTTTGTTAAATTTTTCATCCAAAGTGCGCATAGCTGATTCTCCTGTAAATAACGGCAAGAAAGATTTGTCACGAAAGCATAAATAAATGCTTTCACAAAATGTACTTGCTGTTTCCACAATTGCATCAACTATATCTACGCAATTTGTATGTCTGTCTAATAATCTGGGTTCCCAAACTGTAAAAGTATCAATCTTGAATGTCACAGCGCTCGCTTTACACAAGCCAACTGATACTAATATGCCAAGCAATGATGAAAACCGACGGAAAAATCCATTAGTAATGGCAATCTTCCAGTTGGTCTTAATATCGCGTAGCAAATTTAGCCATTGATCAGACTGTGGTGATGATTGACCCAAATGAGGCTCAATTCTACAACCAAATGATTCTGATAAATGATCAAATACACTAAGAATAACAGATCCTGATAGGTGTGACTGTAAGTATTGGAAAACACTAGACATAACACCCATCATATTCGACGAATTCAACATGCTAACACTAACGGCAAGTAATGATTCAATTTCCCGAACTATAGAATCAATATTGTACCCACCGAATTTATCTTTCAAATCGTTAGCAAGCGATGTGAAACGTTCAAATTGGTCTAAAGATGCTTCTCCAAGATGAGCATCAAATTTATACTTCTTCTTGTAAGTAGCTTTCTTTTCATACCAATTATCACGTTGTGGTCCTCCACAACCTTCCACATTAGTCCTCCTCGATAATTGCTGCGGCTTCCTTTGCCCAGCACTCTTCTTCGTTTTGGTCTTATTCGACCGATTGTTAAATTTCTTTGATGATTTTAGTTCACTGCTCATTGTTAATATTATAATCAATGAGCCAAGTGAACCAAAACCTAAAATTTTAGGTTTAATTGGTTCAACTAGCGACCCGTATTGTACTACTCCCGAAGGATTTCCCAACTATGTCTAAGAGCAAGCTCTTTCAAAACAACTAGCATACGAGTCTGTGGCTCCCCGTGACAATAAATTGTCCCGGGCCGATTGTGGGCCATACTTTATGGTGGTATAGCGCACCGTAAATAGTTATTGCAAAGTTCCGGTTCTACCGTCTAAATTGCAAGCTTTGTTTTACCAGTAATAGTCCTACAAGGGATCTAATACGTCTGGGGATAGTTAATTACTATCATAGATCTATCGTTTACGATTGTCATTCCTTACGGGACAGGGAATGAGCGACACTTCGTCGCATCAGTAATTCGAGCGCAAGCGCTCACACAATAAGTTCCAAAGATTGGAAACAAATAGTGCAATGGTCATAACTTGACGGATTGTGAAGACCAAACACACAATCCCAAAATGGGGCAGTATAGTTTTCGAACATATTCTAGGTTCCAGATAAAGAAAATAACTCGTTGCATACGATGAGTAATGATAAATGACAGTTCATGACTGTCATAAAACAACACTCACAAAAAGCCTTAGTAGCGTACATGACGCTACTAAACCTATATAAGCTATACTAGCGTACATGACGCTAGTATACCTAACGCATGCTGTGCATGCAACATAAGAATGTCACATACACTAAGTACCTCCGTAGGGATTATGCCCTACGGAGG